TATTATAATTTAATGCTTTCTTTAACTCAAATAATTCTTCATCTGTTTCTTCTTCTAAAATATCTCCAAGAGACTTTAATATCGGGCCGTCGCCGACCAGGTTTTCAAATAAATAATATGGAGTTCCATCAGATCCAATAGTACTACTTAAAATTTCTGATATAGTATCATAAGGCCTACTAAAAGGAACAACAATGTGATGTGCCGATGATGATGGTGATTGTATATCAATAGATTCTTCAAAGAAATTAGTATGAATCTTTTGTATTATATCTGAAGCTAATCCAGAATATGATTTAGAAAACCTTGATACTTGGTTTGTTAACGCTTTAGTAGATACTAAGTTTAATTCCGCGCCAGCTGTCTCACCTAGCATCTTTATAACATTTTCAACATTAGTACATGCAAACGTATGTTCTATTTCTACACCAGCTCTAACAAATTTTATTTCTACTTCTTCTTGTCCAATGATTGGAAGCTGTGTAACTAGAGCAGAGTTATCAGCGATAACTAATTTTCCAGTCAAATACATTTCGTCTATTGCTTCGAATATAGAAAGAGATATAACTAGATCACTAACATCAACTCGAGCAACTCTCGTGACTATATGCACCTCTAAATTTCTATAAGCTTTTTGGCCAGAATCTCTGATGTCAGCTTGTTCTGTACCATATCCGCCAAACAGATTTTTCTGTTCTCGTGTTAAATTCATTTTATGATTCTCTCATAACTTTTTCCCAGAAAGCTACTACCTTTCCAATATGCGCTGGCTTTATAACTTTGATACGAGATTTAATTAAATTAACTTCATTCTCTTCTTCAAAATGTGTAACGGGGCTTGTGCCAGCAGTACGGCGTCTTGTTCTTTCACCTGTCCCATCATCTATATGATGATTTGGTCCATATGCAGCTTTAACAATTGAACTGCACTCAATAGTATTACCTACTCTAGCAATGTCTTCTGCTTTTGTACTATTAGCTGCAGTTAGTGTAATAGACTCACCAGCAGTTCTAAAGTTTGCTACTGAATTCTTATTTTGCAATATTTGTATGTAACCTTGTGTTGGATATATTGCTATAACTTTACCGGTCGCATTTGACAAAGAACCGTTTACAGTACCTCCTACAACAAACTTTCCAAATGCCTCAACGTCAGCAGCAAAGATTGCTGCTAATCCAATATATTCTGCTTCAGCAAATTCTCTAAGAGCTTCAGAACTCTTAGGCCAATCATGCCAATAATTTTGAAGACCGTTATTAACAATAAAAAATGTCCAATAATATTCAGGTGTTCCATACAATTCTTCTGATACATTATCAGGTCTTGCTCCATCCTGAATATTGTAATATGAATAGAATGTAGCATCGTCTATATTCTTAGAAATTATTGTAGAATACTGTGCAAGGTTTTTTACAGATCTTTGAATACCAGATCCATCGAAGTCATAATCTATATTTGTAAAGTTTGAAAAATACGCCATTAAAATCCGTCCTCAATGTTTTCTGCAGTTAGAGGCATTAACTCTTGGAATGAAAGTGTCAAACTTATTTCTACTGGTTGCCCTTTGTAACTAAAATATGACATACTGTTTGGATTATAGTTCATCGTAGCATTTGTTAATGCTGATTCTGCAATCTTAGGAAGTACTTCATCTCCTATAGATCCAAATGTTATTGAAAATACATCAGGAAATTTATACATAAGATCATTAGCAGTAACCTTTGGATACATACGTGTTCTAAAATATTTAATAATTTTAGTGACAGAATCTGCTTCTTTTACAGACTCTGGGAAAAAATTAAAAGTAAATGAAAATTGCCTCGAGTTAGGCGCTTTAAACAGCATGAACTCTTGTGGATTCATACCAGTCTGTCTTCGCTTTGCTCTAGTTGCATCTACCGCTGCTCCTATACCTCCAGCTCCTACTGCACTTACTATACCAGCAGCTGGACCTCCTAAGGTTGCAGCAAAGGCACCGGCTGTAGCTTGTGCAGCTCTGCCAGCAAAAGTTTCGGCTACATCCTGTAAATCTTGTGAATTAAAACTAGAAAGAGTAGCAGCAAACCCTTGATCCATTAATTTTTCACCGATTACACCAAGTGCTCCACTAGCACCACCTTCGTATCTCATAATATCTCCAACTTGAAATCCTGGAGGCATATATAATGCAACAGAAGAGTTATCAACCATTTGAGTTTCTTGTGCACCTTTTACGTATTTGGCTCTATGGCCAGTGAACATTATGAAGGGTTGTCCTTTAAGAGCTACATCATCTGGGTATCTTAGGGCACTGCCCCTTTTCTGAGTCCCGAATCGCGTTGGCTGCTTATCCGGAGAGAATTGTAATATAGCCATAAATAGCTCCATAGAGTTGAATATTATAAGGTTATTTATATGCCCAGAATGACATACAAGGGAAAATATCGTCCTAAAAATCCACAAAAGTATAAGGGAGACCCTACCACAATAATATATCGATCATTATGGGAGCGAAATACCTTCAGATGGATTGATGCAAACCCAGATATTACCGAGTGGAACTCAGAAGAAGTAGTAATTCCATATAGATGTGCAACAGATAAACGTATGCATAGGTATTTTGTAGATGTATATTATAAAGATAAGACAGGTGCAACGTATTTAGTTGAGATAAAACCTAAGAAAGAAACCATGCCACCTAAACCGGCGTCTCGTAGATCAAAAAGGTATATATCAGAAGCAATGACATATATTAAGAATCAATCAAAATGGGAAGCAGCGGAAGAGTTTTGTGCTAATCGTGGTTGGCATTTTGTAATATGGCATGAAGATGTTCTTAAATCTATGGGCATAAAGATCCTGAAATAATGTATAAATAGTAGTATGGAAAATTCACTATTTCACAAATTAGAGATTGAAGCATACCGTAAAGGTTTGCAGGCCAGATCTTTAGAAGCGCGCCGATGGTTTAGAAGTAAGACTAAAGAACTTAGTTCAACAAACCGTAGGAAGCTGTTAAGAGATCCTGCACTTCAAAGGAAAAAACGACCAACTCCTGGCGACATGTATATGTATTTTTACGATCCTAAGCATCGTAAAACATTACCTTATTATGATGCGTTCCCTCTTGCTATTATGGTTGAGCCGACACGCGATGGATTTTATGGATTAAATCTACACTATCTTTCACCGATGCTTCGTGCAAAGTTTCTTGATAAACTTATGGAAACTGCAAACAATAATAAATTTGATGAATCAACAAAACTTAATATTAATTATAATATGCTTAAGTCTGTTTCAAAATACCGTGAATTTCAACCATGTTTTAAACGTTACTTAACCAAAGGTATTGAGGGTAATGTTGCACGTGTAGAACCGCCTGAGTGGGACATAGCAATATTTCTTCCGACTGAACAGTTTCGTGGCAAGAATAAGACGCACGTATGGGGCGCATCGAAGAGGATGATATAAATGGCATTACCCGCAGGCATTGACGCATTAAAATCTACTATTGGTCGTAGAGGTGGTTTAGTAAAAGCAAATCGTTTTGCTTTGTATATCTCTCATCCAGGTAAAAAGCCTTCGTTGATTAACAACAATCTTGAGGGTATTGTAGGCAATGCAGCAAGGGCAGTAATTAGTGGTGGAAGTTTATCACTATCCAGCTTTTTTGAAGATCCTCGTGATATGTATTTGTTATGCGAATCAGCAACTATTCCTGGTAGGCAGATTGCAACGCAAGAACATTTTACAAACTTAAAGGCAGTCAAAAAACCATACGCTTATATAAATGAAGACGTAAATTTAGTATTTCATTTAACAAATGATATGTATGCATGGGACTTTTTTAACTCATGGCAAGATATCATACTTAATCCGAGAGGAACAAAAGGTTTACCATTCTTAAATGATATAGGAACAGAAGTTCTTATTCAAGTTATGGGCAATACTGACTTTATTCCTGTCAAAACAATTAAATTATACAACGCATATCCTGTAACAATATCTTCACTTGAACTTTCTAATTCTTCTGAAAATACTACTTTAAGAGTTAGTATTACATTAGCGTATGAGGATTGGGAAGCTGTTGGTACTGTGGATGGATTAACAAATCTAGCTGGCCGCGCTGGAGATCTTATAAGTAACTCAATAAACCTTGTAAGAAATATAGGTAAAATTTTTTAGGAGTGATGTGAAATGGCTTTACCAAAGCTGAATACCCCAACATATAATCTGAATATACCATCAAATGGAAAAGAGATTAATTATAGACCGTACCTAGTACGTGAAGAAAAGATTCTGATGATAGCAATGGAATCAGACGATATGATACAAGTAGAGAATGCTTTACTTGAAATTATAAAATCATGTGTAACAGGCATTGATGTTAATGAACTAACAAGGTTTGATAGCGAATATGTCTTTTCAAAGTTAAGAGCAAAGTCAGTAGGTGAAACTGCTAAAGTAGCTATTAAGTGCGAAGATTGTAGTCATAGTAATGAAGTAGTAGTGAATATAGATTCAGTATCTGTAACTGATATTCCTTCTACAAAGATTGAATTGTCAGATAATACTGGCATAATTATGAAGTTTCCTTCAATGAAGGACTACAAAGAAATTCAAAAACTAAAAGCTGATAATAATATTGATGCTTTATTTAATGTGATTATTTCAAGTATTGAGAGTATTTACCAAGGTGAAGATTTATTTCATGCTTCATCACATACACGAACTGAGTTAAATGACTTTGTTGATAGCTTAAATTCAGCACAGTTTAAATTAATTCAAAATTTTATTACTAATATGCCACAAGCATATATTAATATTAATTTTAAGTGTGAAGAATGTGGACATGAACATGATACTGAATTGAAAGGTATGGCCAATTTTTTCGGATAGCCCTTTCTCATAATAATTTAGTTAACTATTATAAAACTAACTTTAGTATGATGCAGCATCATCAATATAGTTTAACTGAATTGGACATGATGATGCCGTGGGAAAGGGAAATTTACGTTGCTATGTTAATTGACCATTTGAAAGAAGTAGAAGAGCGAAGTAAACAAAAAGGTTAAGTAAATAAAATGGCCGATCTAAACGACGTAATAAAAAGACTGCGTGCAGAAGGTGACTTAAGTCGAAATTCTGGAACGCATTCTATTAAGAGTGTTAAAGAAATCCTTTTAGCAGGACAAAAGGCTTCTTTATCTGATGCAGAAGATCGGCGTGAATCTAAACGCAACGAAGAAAAACAGCTAGAAATTCTATCAGGTCTATCAAGTGGCGGAAGTCTTTCTGCTAATGATGCCGGTGGTGCACAAGCAGTAGCAGGTAAAGGTGGATTACTAAAAGCAGCAGGCGGATTACTATCTGGAATAGGTATTGGTGGCGGAGCTCTTGCAGCTGGTATCGGTATCATGGCAGCCGGTGGTGGATATTTACTAAATGAAGTAGGAGAGATGGATGCTGAATCCATCAAAAAGAAAGTAACAACTCTTTTAAGTATCGGTGATTCTTTTGAAGGTGGAAACTGGGAAGTATTAAAAGATGGTGGCTCATTTGCATTAGCAATGACTGGTATTGGTTTAGGACTGGCTGCATTCTCTATTGGCTCTGGTGTAGCAGCTGCTATAGAAACCTTTACTAAAGATTCTACATATGCTACAACAATTAAATCTCAAGTTAAAGAATTGTTATCAATAGCTGAATTCGTTGCAGGCGATTCTGGTGTTTTAGCTCAAGCAGCGTTTGTAGGTAAAGGTGCTTCGTTCTTAGTTGCAATGACTGGCTTAGGTCTTGGTTTAGCTGTTTTCAGTGTGGGATCTGCAGCAGGTAAAGCTGCCGAGTTAATTAAAGCAGAAGGCTGGGCCCAAAGTATTAAGGACTCTGTAGTTACTTTAATGTCTATTGAAGAAACTGTTGGAGGCGAGAAAGGATCTAGTTTTGTAGGTGAGAGTGCAAGATTCTTATTAGCTATGACAGGTATTGGACTTGGACTAGCTGCGTTTGGTATTGGTTCTGCTGTAGGCGGTTTAAGTGAATCAATTACTAAATTTAGTAGTGGATCTGATTGGTCACAAAAGATCAAAGATAACATTATTACTTTAATGTCTATTGAAAATGAACTAGGAGGTAAGGCAGCAGCTTTTGGAGAATCAGGAACTT